ATTAGATACGTTGACTGTTGTGGTTCCAAGGGCTACGGCAAGTGGATTTGCGCTAGAAATTAGCGCATTATTACTGCTGAGTTGAACCATCAAAGGAGCATTTGATGTAATAGGAGCACTGTTATTGTATACATTGACTGACCCCATTAGATTCGTACCTGCTAAATTAGATACATTGACTGTTGTGGTTCCAAGGGCTACGGCAAGTGGATTTGCTGTAGAGATAATTGGACCATTGCTTGATACTGATAAATATACACTGCCAATAACATTTGATGCAGTTGGAAGGGTAAAGCTCACTGGGATGACAGCATTATTAGAGCTTTGTATATTGACTGTTCCAATAACATTTGATGCAGTTGGAAGAGTAAAGCTCACTGGGATGACAGCATTATTAGAGCTTTGTATATTGACAGTGCCAATAACATTTGAACTATATACAAGTGGCGACATTTCAGTGACATGGACATGTACTGGATCTTCCGGAGTACTATCAACTTTTACTGTTGACGCTATTGTTATAGGATAGTCTGATACAATTGTAACAGTACTGAGGCCAATTATTTCTACAGGGAGTGGATTATTAGAACTAACAAGTGTTAAATTCGAATTAAACAATGTTACCCCTCCAAGTGTTTGAGGAATACCAGCCACTGTAGGAGGTGTAAGAACAACTGGCAATGGGTTTGATTCACTAACTAAATCATTACGGAGTCCAGACCAAATATTCACAGCTCCAAGGACATTCGACCCACTGAGACCACCACCAAGAATTACAGGAAGTGGATTATTGCAACTAATAATTTTATTATCATTCAGTAAATACGTGGGATAAGTATAACCATATGAACTTTGTATGTTAGCCATTAACTCTCTTAACTAAGAAATATTTAAAAATAATTGAATTATAAGCTTGGATAAAACGCCCAATTCAAATCTTCACAAATATTCTTAAAGATTTGGTCTTGTACCCATAGCTTTTCTCTACTTTTGAGTAGCGGGAAGAAACGTAAATATTCGTGTCTATTTAATATTTGAAAGAATTTGAAAAGCACGTATGAATATGATAAGAAGTTCTTCCGTTCTTTTGGACAATGTTTAAGAAAAGGTCCCTGAATTTCTTTGAACATACTACATAATTTTTCTTCAAGCTCAGGTGAGAAGTGAGGTGTTGGAACTCCATTAATCCGATTGATAATGTAGTTGATGTGTTCGTAGTATTTATTTATTCTGAGACGCTTCATAATCTCACGCATTTTGTTATATGTAATTTTCCGTGTGTCCTGTATCTTTTCCTTTCGTATTTCCTTGAGAATGTTTTCAAAAATTTCCTCAGGAATATCCGTACTCTCTTTACCTTGCACTTGACTACACCATTCGCGAAAATGATTAATACGTTTGTAGCTATAATGTGACGCTTCTTTATTAGGTTGTCGTATCAATGGTCTGTTTTGCTCAATGAGCAACAACTCTTGATATCCGCAATCTGAACAAACCATTGCTCCATCTTGATGAATACATGTTAATTGTAAATGACATCTAGGACAAGTACCAAGTGCATCGTGATTTTTCGCTTTCACATGAGTTAAATCTATTTGTGCTAAATATTCATCAACAAGACTTGCCTTATCTATTATTTTTTCACTAGGAGGCCCACCGGCCACATTGTTTGTATGTTGTTGATTAAGTACAAGATTAGAACTTGTATTATCACCACTCGCACTAGCACTAGTACCACTCGCACTAGAATCCCCTAGGCGCAAGGCATCCAAAATTGTTAAAGATGCCGGAGGAGGCATTTTTTTACGTCCTTTATTTATTGGTCTTTGAGGCGGTGTAATCGATGGTATATTTTGTGATGTATGTTCTTGATTTTGTTGTTCAATAAGATCATAGTATTTGAACAATATATCACCAGTATTTTCAAAATATTCGATTTCTTCATCGGCCGATTGAATTTTAACAAGTTGATTTTCAATATTCTTTTGTAATTCTTTGAACATAATATTGCTAGTCCACAATAGATTATATTCAGAACATTCAGTATTATCAGCAATTTTAAAAGTTTTAATTACCGCTTCAAGCGTTTTGAGTTCTTTGATAATTGATGTTTGTTTTGAGCGTAATGTTTTGGCATTTGTATGAGTTTCTTGCAATGAAGAAATCATTGATTGATGAAATGCATCGAGTGTTGAGACATCTTTCGCAGTATCATGTAACGCGATACGTTTTTTAGAAGTCTTTTCTTTAAACATATAATACACCTATATTATCTGGAAGTCTTAAATCAGGTAGACGCAAAAAATTGCGTAAAATTTTACAAAAATCTCCCCAAAAATTTTTTTCTCCATATAGTATACAAACAACAACTATGGGTGGCGGTCTCCTTCAACTCGTTGCCTACGGCGCTCAAGATATCTACCTTACCGGTAACCCCCAAATCACCTTCTTCAAAGTTGTGTACCGTCGCCACACTAACTTCGCCATGGAAGCCATTGAAAACGTCTTCAACGGCAACCCCGGCTTCGGCAAACGTGTAACTGCACAAATCAGCCGCAACGGTGATCTTATCCACCGCATCTATGTTCAAATCGAACTCCCCGACATTGCCGACCAAGGCGTAGCAACTGGTACATCCAATCCTTCATGGGCATGGGTCGATTACGTTGGTCAACGCATTTTACAAGACGTTGAAATCGAAATCGGCGGTCAACGCATCGACAAACACTATTCTTACTGGCTCTACATCTGGAACGAACTTACTCTTCCAGTAGGCAAACAACCCGCCTACAAGAAGATGGTTGGTGCCCAACCCAACTTCGGAACCTTCGGTGCCCCCTCCAATGCATTCGGATTATCAGCATCCAACAGCGGAGGTGTAGCTTCAGTTGGTGTAACCGCCCCAGGCCTTAACATTGTAGGCCAAGATTACCAATCTGGATACTCTAACCAAATCCCTGGCGTGGACCCCCTTAACACTCCATCCAGCGGTACCGCAGGTGCAGTTGAAAACGTATTCGTACCCCTTGAATTCTGGTTCAACCGCAACGTCGGCCTTGCACTTCCCCTTATTGCACTCCAATACCATGAAGTCAAGATCAACATTGATTTCGAACAATTCCAAAACTGTATTATGTGCGGCCCCACTGCAGCAGCAGGTAACGATATCGTAAGTGCATCCCTCTGGGTTGATTACATCTACCTTGACACTGACGAACGTCGCCGCTTCGCTCAACTCAGCCACGAATACCTCATTGAACAATTACAATTCACTGGTGACGAAACCATCACCTTCAGCGATACCAATACCACCTCTGCTCGCTACAAGATGAACTTCAACCACCCTACCAAAGAAATTGTGTGGGTATTCCAACGTGATGTTGTACTTGGTCTTGGCTATGGAGGCTCTAACAACTGGATTAACTTCTCCTCCGATGGCCCTAATGCACCAGTACCAGATATGTACACCTACAACTGGGGTAACCTTAACACCGTTGCTGAAGAACAAAACACCAACATTCAACTCAATGGCCAAGATCGCTTCTACCCCCGTGAAGGTTCTTACTTCAATCTTATCCAACCATACCAACACCATGAAAATACCGGTGGCAACCCCGGCATCAACGTTTACTCCTTCGCCCTCAAACCCGAAGAACATCAACCATCTGGCACCCTCAACTTCTCTCGCATTGATACCGCCTACCTTAACTTACGTTTATGCCCAATGAACCCAAGCACCACTGGGTACACCAATGTAAAGACTGGCAAACTCAAAGTGTTCGCAGTCAATTACAACGTCCTTCGCATCATGTCTGGCATGGGTGGCCTTGCATACTCTAACTAGGGTGTTTGCACTTACATTTATATTATTATCAAATAAATATCAAATTATTTTTAAAAAATATTCAAAAATATTTTTGAATATTAAATTACAAAAATAAAGTGCTCCGGGTGAGGGTTGAACTCACGGCTTCTGGTACATAAGACCAACACTCTAACCAACTGAGTTACCGGAGCAAAGTTGTGCAAAATTGCACATATTCATTATATGATATATCCTTATATCACTTATCATCCCCAGAAATATTAAGAGAACTCATATCTAATACTGTTCAAAATTATAAAATAGCTGCCGCAACAACTGGAGCAATGGACGCAATTAATATAGGAACTGGTTTATTTAATCCAAATCGGCAATAAAAAAATGAAATTAATACTTTATCTTTTCTTACAGTAAGAATGGCTCAATTATTTTTATCTTGTCATCAAATACTATCTTTGAAGAAAAGACCGACCGCTGTTTTAAGAATCAAGCAACATATTTCAGCATTTCCTAATAATGAAGACTCTTCAAATTCAAAATCAACACCAAAATATATTTACATTTCATCATTAAATTCAGACTCACATAGCTCTCAAATACAAGAGCCATCTATAATTGATAAAATATACCCTCTAAAAGTTGAATTTGCTGACACAATGTATCGTGTCATAATACATGATAGTGGTCTAGATTTTATGTACAATCCAGACAGGTTTATTCGCTGGGCAGTGCCATCAATTAATCGCGAGCATTCTAAAAAAATTATAGACTATGCGCGTGAAAATAAAGAAGCCATTGTAATAACAGTTCCTTTAAATGAGGCACTGTTTTATATGAAAAAATTACAACGATATAGTTTTACAACAAAAATTGCTGAAGCTTAATGCTTTTTCCTGATAGTAAGCTGTGGAGCATTTGGACGTTTACGAATAACTTGTGGATCATAATCTTCTTCAGCTCCATCTTCTTCAATTTCAACACCCATTGCACGACGTTCATCCTCCATTTCTTGAATACGCCATAATTCAGGCGAACATAATTTATAATTAAGATTTGTATCAGCTTTCCACCAAAATACTTGATCTTCTAATTTATTTGATTGAGATTTTTTGTCTATAACGAGGCATTCATAATTTTCGGTGCAAGCATTCATCGTCTGGTTAAATACATCAAAACTCGGAAACATGCCAGCATACTGGTGATAAATTTTTTCGCGATCTTTAATCATATTATTGCGCATAATAAATATATAATCAACATTTGCGCGGAGAGATGGCGGAATACCAAGAGGATATTGCATAGTTATCATCAAAAAAACTTTATAATGACGTCCATTCATAAAAATATAACGAATATTTTTGTCATTGACCCATTGTTTACTATCATAGAGACAATCATCTAATATTAAAAAAGCTCTCGGGTCTAAATCAGTTCGCCCATATTTCTTTTTCTCATCATTTGCTTGATGTACAATAGTTTCTTGACGTTTCATAAATTTTTCAATAATTGCTGAATCAAATTCATCATAAATTAACATTTTTGGTATGACTCTTTCGAATGCATGATTCGCACTTTCAGTACCAGAAATAACAATACCAACCGGTATAGATGTATGATGTTTTAATGCGCAAAAGAGGGCAGTAGATTTACCAGTATTACGGGCACCTAAAAATATAACAACACTATCGTCGCGTAATTTTGTAATGTCAAATTTACGTAACTCCAATTTCATAACCGAGCCTTCTGTAACATATATATAAATTAATTCTATTAAAGCTTACGTAGCATCCAGTCCTCTAAAATGGAGGGGGTCCAACATTAACTTCTTGCTGGATATTTTGAATCATAGATTTTTCAAATTGAAGAAGGTCGCGAAGTTTAGTTTCTCCACCTAGTTGTAACTCATCTAATCCGATATTGAAATAAATAACATACCCACTTGTTATAAATAAAATGATTATGAATGCTATAATTTTACTACCTGGGCGTGAAGGTTGTTGTACATTATTTTGAATATCTTCAATTGATGGTTTTTTATATAACATCAATTGATAAACAATATAAATCACAATTGTAATAACTAATATATATATGATTTGAATTGGGCGAATTTGAAACATTAGACAGTACTATTATTACGTTCGGTTTCGTTATTTATTAGAAAAACGCATCAGTTTTTTTAACAG